AGTCACTGGACCCAACTGAGTTTACTAATTCTCCAAAGATTAGTTGGTGCGGATGGAGGAAACTCCCGCCTGAGATTTAGTTATTACTCAGTGATAAAAATAACTTGGCGTGCATGGAGCCCAAGAGAGGAGGTCTTGACAAAGGCCTCCTTTTTTCATACAATACATACTATGTGGTTATGATTTATCATAATGAAAATAGGTTTTAACTGTAGTTCTTTTGACTTGTTTCATGCAGGGCATGTGACAATGTTGAAAATGGAAAAGGAAATGTGTGATTGGCTTATTGTAGCTTTACAAGTCGATCCAACAATTGATAGACCTGGTATCAAGAATAAACCAACTCAGAGTGTTTATGAAAGATATGTCCAGGTACAGGGATGTAAATATGTTGATGAGATTCTCGTATATGAAACTGAGGAAGATCTCCTTAATATGATCATGACTCAGACAATTGATATCAGATTCTTAAGTGAAGAGTATAAGGATAGAGATTTCACTGGAAAACAATATTGTATTGATAATGGTATTGAGATCCATTATCATAAGAGAAGACATAAGTATTCTTCTACAGAATTGAGGAAACGAGTTCATAGATTAGAAGAAGAAAAAAATGTTGAGAAGTTACAGGGTAATATTCCTGAACAATATTCTCCAACTATTCTTGATAAGTACGAGGAAAAATGAGTATTCTAGTTACAGGTGGCGCAGGATTTATTGGTAGTAACTTACTGCATCATCTTATTCCATATGATACTGAAATTATTTGTATCGATAAACTTTCATATGCTTCCGATAAAGAAAATATACCCGATCACGTAAAATTTTATCAGGTAGATTTGTCTGAAGAAGATGCGGTAAAATATGTCTTTGAAAAGGAAGATATCAAAACTGTTTTTCATCTTGCTGCAGAGAGTCATGTTGATAATTCCATTGAAAATTGTAGACCATTTTTAGATTCCAATATCTATGGTACTGTAAATTTACTTCAATGTTCTCTTGAAAATGAAGTAGAAAGATTTATGCATATTTCTACCGATGAAGTGTTTGGATCTATTTCAATGGGATCCTTTAATGAATTTTCTAGATACAAACCTAGAAATCCATACTCAGCATCAAAGGCTGCAAGTGATCATTTTGTAAATGCTTATCATCATACTCACGGTCTTCCAACAATTATTACTAATTGTTCTAACAACTATGGACCAAGACAGTTTGATGAAAAGATGATTCCAAAAACTATTAAGAGTATTATGAATGATACTCCAGTAAAGGTTTATGGTAATGGTCAACAAGTAAGAGATTGGATTTATGTTAAGGATCACTGTGAGGCGTTGATAGAATTATGGTATCATGGTAATGTAGGAGAGAGTTATAACATTGGTGGTGAATGTGAGATGAAGAACATTGATCTTGTCAAAAAGATCATGAGTCTTATGGGTAAACCTGATGCCAAGATTGAATTTGTAAAAGATCGACCTGGGCATGACCAAAGATACTCAACTTCAAATGAAAAAATTACTACAAATACTAATTGGACACCTCAAACAGACATTGATTCTGGACTATTAAAAACTATTGAATACTATTATGAAAATCATTAATACTCCACTCCAAGATTCATATATCATTGAACAACCAAAGTTTTTTGATGATCGTGGTTTCTTTATCGAATCTTACAATAAAAAAGCATTTGAAGATGTTGGATTGGAGATGGATTTCGTTCAAGATAATCATTCCCAATCAACAGTTAATGTTCTTAGAGGACTTCATTATCAAGTAGAAAAACCTCAAGGTAAACTTGTACGGTGTGTCAAGGGATGGATTGTGGATGTTATTGTTGATCTTAGACAGTCTTCTCCAACCTTTGGACAACACTTCAAAGTTGATTTAAATCGTCCAGAAGTGATGTTGTGGGTGCCTGAGGGATTTGCACATGGATTTTATGTGAAGAGTGAGAAGTGTGAAGTCTCTTATAAAACTACAGAATATTATTATAAAGAACATGATCGTACACTCATTTGGAACGATCCTGATTTGAACATTGAGTGGGGTACGACTACTCCAATCCTTTCGGAAAAAGATAAACAGGGTAAATCATTTGAGGAGTGTGAGAAGTATGACTGACCTTTCTTTATTTGGGGGAACTGGTTATATTGGTAGTACATACGAAAAACTTTTTCCTGGAAATGTAATTATTCCAAGAAGTGAAAGAACCTTTGATACAAAGAATGTATTGTACTTGATCAGTACAACTACCAATCAGAATATTTTTAAAGATCTTCAGATTGATATTGATACTAATCTCAAAATCTTAACGGAAGTTTTATCACATTGTAAACGAACTGATACTGTATTCAATTATGTGAGTACTGGATTTGTTTATGGAAATGATATTCTGGATGCAAAGGAAACGGATTGTTGTAATCCAACGGGATATTATTCTGTGACAAAGAGATGTGCAGAACAATTACTTATTTCTTACTGCGAGACTTTTGGAATGAAGTATCGTATTTTTAGAGTCGGAAATGTTTTTGGTATTGATCCCACAGTGTCCCAGGGAAAAAACGTTCTTGGATATATGATTCGTTGTCTTAAGAAGAATGATCCCATTAAACTTTTTGACGGAGGAAATTTTCTTAAGGATTACATTCATGTTGATGATGTTTGTCGTGCTATGAATTTGTTGATGGAGAAATCCGAAACAAATAAAATTTATAATATTGGTACGGGTGAATCGAGATCATTCAGAGAAGTCATTGAATATGCAAAACAAAGAGTTGGTAGTGAGAGTGAATTGATTGATGTTGAAATGCCTGAGGATCAGAAGTATCTTCAGATTAAAAACTTTACGATGAATGTAGATGAACTTTACTCATATGGTTTTGTTCCTCAACTTGACATTGATAGGGGACTTGATATGATGTGTGAAGTCTATTAATTTTTTAAGAATACATAGTAAGTAATACATGGATGTTATGACTGAATATAAGAAGACAGCACTGGTACTCGGTGCTGGTGGATTCATTGGTAGTCACATGGTTGAAAGACTACGAGCAGAAGGATATTGGGTTCGTGGAGTTGACCTTAAGTATCCTGAGTTCTCAAAGACTGAAGCTAATGAATTTATTATTGGAGATTTGAGACAAGCAAAATTTACAGAAACTGTTCTTGAGTTTAAAGGATATCAAGGTAATTACTACAAGAGTATTCCTTATAAGATGATCGACACCTTTGATGAGATCTATCAGTTTGCTGCTGATATGGGTGGTGCAGGTTTCGTTTTCACAGGAACTAACGATGCAGATATCATGCATAATTCTGTATCCATCAACTTGAATGTTCTTGAAGGACAGAAGAGATTGAATGAAAGTGTAGGTGTAAATAAGACCAAGATCTTCTATTCTGGATCTGCATGTATGTATCCAGAACATAATCAGCTTGATCCCGATAACCCTGATTGCCGTGAAGAATCAGCATACCCAGCAAACCCAGACTCAGAATATGGATGGGAAAAATTATTCTCTGAGCGTCTCTACTTTGCTTACAATCGCAATTATAACATTCCTGTTAGGGTCGCAAGGTATCATAATATTTTCGGGCCCAAGGGAACCTGGGACGGTGGAAGAGAAAAGGCGCCAGCTGCAATCTGCCGTAAAGTCGCTTACCTCCCAGAGGTCGGTGGAGCCATCGAGGTGTGGGGAGATGGCGAACAGACTCGCTCCTTCCTGTTCGTTGATGAATGCATTGAAGCGACTCGAAGACTGATGGATAGTGACTTCCAAGGACCTGTTAATATTGGTTCTGAGGAAATGGTCACCATCAATGAACTTGTAAATATTGCATCAAAGGTTGCTGGTAAACCAGTTCAACGTCGTCATAAATTAGATGCACCTCTTGGTGTTCGTGGTCGTAATTCTAATAATGATCTCATTCGTGAGAAACTGGGATGGGATTATTCTCAGACATTGGAGGAAGGTATTCGTAAAACATACGAATGGATTTGTTCACAAATTGAGGAAAGAAAACTTGAAAGTCTTTGATGTATTTCTATTTGGTTATGAATTAGATCTTTTGGAGATTCGTATGAATCTCCTTGATCCTTATGTTGATTACTTTGTATTCAGTGAAGGTAGTAAAACTTTCTCTGGAGAAGACAAAGGGTTTGTCTTCAACGAGACGGATAAGAGATTCGAGAACTTTAAAGATAAAATCATCTACACCAAGATTGAAGAACCTACTAAAGAGGCATTACTATCCAAGGGTCTTCAATATAAAGTGAAAAAAGAATCTTTCATGAGAGACACATACTACAAAGATAGTATTATGGAAGTTCTCAAAGAACATTGTTCTGATGATGATGTTATTATCTGGAGTGATCTAGATGAGGTTCCTAATCCTGAAGTGATTGAAAACTTATCAAACTTTTACCAACCTGGTACGGTTTATAACTTCGCACAAGATAATTATCAGGCAGCACTTAATTGGTTTGAAACATCGGGAACTATCACATCACAAACCAAAGACTTTGACTTTGAAGAAGAGGGTCCACGTTGGATTGGTACAAAGATGTGTGACTTTGCCACACTTAAAAAGTATACTTTAACCGACATCCGTCGTGAACTTCCAAAGGAAAATAATCATCGTATCTATCCTGGTGGTTGGCATTGGAGTACCGTTGGAAGTAATGAAAAGGGTACAATGTATGATAGGGTTTTGAAGAAGATCAAGTCCTCTGCTCATACAGAACTTAATAATGAGACTCTTATTAACGAACTTGAACAAAGACTAAAGGATGGTCGTTCTCCTTTAGGTCAAGACAACGCATCTTATGTAGACGTTCCTTTTGATGAAGATCGTTTTCCAGATTATCTGATTCAAAATAAAGAAAAGTATAATTATCTAATCAAATAATGATTATTACCGAGTTGTATCATGGCCAAGGTTTTGGTAACCAATTATTTTGTTATGTTGCTACAAGACTTTTAGCACATAGGAAAGGTTATGAGTTTGGTATTCAATCACCACACAAATACAAAGCACCAAGTCTGATTAATCTTGACATGGGCAATACTGTGATCGGAGGTTCTGGACGTGAGGGAGGACCTCCAGATTCATTACCTGATGGGATTAATTATTATTACAAAGAATATGAACATGGTTTGAGTCATCCTCTAAAAGATGACTCTAGAAGATTGGCACTGACAGACAAAAATTATTTTTCTCTACCAGACAATACTAAGTTAGAAGGTTACTATCAATCTGAAGGATACTTTCATGATAGTATGGATCTGGTGAGAGAATGGCTTAAATATAATCCAGAAATGGATCATGATGATACAAATGTAAAGGATTTATGTATCATCAATTTTAGAGGTGGTGACTTTATTGGTAATCCAGGTTGTTATCCACCTGAATCATATTGGAGAAATGCTATTGACAATGTTCTCCAAATGAATCCTAAAATGAAATTTATCATCGTCACTGATGATGTAAGTACTGCAAAGGCCATGTTACCTGAGTATGATGCATATCATCAGGGACTTTTGCCTTGGGAAATGGTGAGACAGGCAGGTGTTAAGACATCAAGGATGGGGGCATGGGATTATATTGCATTGAACAAATGTAGAAATATTATCTGTTCAACCTCAACATTTGCATGTTTTCCATTATGGTTGAATCAAAATCTAGAGATTTGTATTGCACCAAAGTATTGGCATGATTATAACAGATCTCAAGGTTGGTGGTCTAACGGGGCAAGTATACATAGTTACGTTACTCACTATATGGATAGAGCCGGTGATTTGTTTACTCCTGAACAATGTAAACTAGACTGGAAGAAATTTTATATTGAACATAACATTTACTCCAAACAAGATTTGGAAAACAACTACGAATTTTAATAATGGAAAATAATCCTTCGCCTACTAGAACATTAGTTGTATCAAACTACTGTACATCTCTTGACTGGTTAGAACAATATCAAGAATATGTTCCTGTAAGTGATACAGTGATATATTCTAGAACACCTGAAGAATATAAAGAGGATTATTCTCATTTAGGAACTTACCTGAAGAGTCCTAATGTTGGTGAAAATATCTATGATATTTTGAGATATATTATAGAAAATTATGATAATCTCTCAGACGTAACTGTTTTTATTAAAGGTAATCTTTTTTCTAGAAATAAGAATCCAACTCATAATCATCCTAAACCAGGTGAGCCATATGAGATTGATGAGTTTTATTACACTACAAGAGAAAACTATCTTGAAGCATTAACCACAACTGAGTATTATCCGATTACTAGATTTCATCCATCATCTAGAACTCCTCCCAATACACTTTATACTGCTAATGCACATATGAATTTTTGTGGGAGTAGAGAAGTTGGACATAAATTTTTCTGTAATTTTCACCAAATGTTGAGGTCACTTTTTTCAAATCCTCCTATCAGAGATAGT